ACAGAAAAGTTCCAACTACATTGATAGCAAAGAACTTGATGCAGGCACATTACTTTGGTATTAAGACCTTTTATTATAGCCTTATAAATAAGGCAGGAAGCAAAGCGGATGCAGAAGAACCTCCTACAATGCTAGATCCAATAGATTTTGATGATGAGTCCGATTGTGAATCGTGTAAACTTTAAAGAGAAAATAAATGTCACAAGCACAATATAATTTACACACAAAGACAGACTATTTAAATCGTAAGATGTTTCTGGACCCAGCAGGCCCTGTAACTATTCAACGCTTTGAAGAAGTAAAATATCCAAAGATTGCCAAGTTTGAAGAAACAGCACGAGGGTTCTTTTGGCAACCAGAAGAGATTAGTCTAACCAAAGATGCTAACGACTTTAAAGACGCTAGTAATGCTGTAAAACATATCTTCACTAGTAACTTACTACGCCAAACAGCACTGGATAGTTTGCAAGGTCGCGGGCCAAGCCAAATCTTCATGCCTGTAGTCAGCTTGCCAGAATTAGAAGCACTAGTCTACAATTGGACATTCTTTGAAACTAACATTCATAGTAAGTCATACAGTCACATTATTCGTAACATTTACAACGTGCCAAAGGATGTGTTCAACACTATTCACGACACGCAAGAAATTATTGATATGGCAAGTAGCGTTGGTAATTATTATGATGACTTGCATAGAATTAACTGTGCAAAAGAATTAGGTCAACCTGTTGAAGAGACTGAACACATAAGAGCTATCTGGATGGCACTACATGCCAGCTATGCACTTGAGGCATTCCGATTTATGGTTAGTTTTGCTACAAGTTTGGCAATGGTGGAGAATAAAATCTTCATGGGCAATGGTAACATTATCAGTTTGATACTACAAGATGAACTGCTACACAAAGGCTGGACGGCCTACTTGATCAATCAAGTGATCAAAGATGACCCACGGTTTGCTGCCATCAAACAAGAATGCGAGCAAGAGGTTTATCAGTTATACATGGATGTTATCCGTGAAGAAAAAGACTGGGCAACTTATTTGTTTAACAAAGGTCCAGTGATTGGATTGAATGCCAACATTCTAAAAGACTTTGTAGACTACACAGCAGTTGGAGCACTAAAAGATATTGGTATCAAGTACCAAGCTTCGGCACCTAAGTCAACACCTATTCCGTGGTTTAACAAGCACACGGACACAAGTAAAAAACAAACAGCATTACAAGAAAATGAATCAACAAACTATGTCATTGGCATTATGAGTGAAACATTGGACTATGATGCACTACCAGCACTATAAGGAAATAAAATGAAAGCGACAGTATGGAGTAAGTACCATTGCCCTTATTGCGACCAAGCAAAGGCATTGTTAACCCAAAAGGGTATTCAATTTGAAGAGAAGAAAATAGGCGACGGATACACTAAAGAAGAATTACTAGAAGCTGTACCTAATGCCAGAACTGTTCCACAAATATTTTTAGACGATAAATTAATAGGCGGGTTCACAGAACTTAAACAACATTTCGAAAAGGTATAACATGTTCATTTCAAAAGGCGTAACAGAGGGTGAAGTAATCACATTAAAGCTAACAAGCGGAGAAGAGATTATTGCTAAGTTAGTAGAGGACGGCCCGATGTACTATAAGCTGTCAAAGCCAATGGTCATTGCCATGGGCGCAAAGGGCCCTGGGCTAATGCCGTACTTGTTTACCGTTAGTCCAAACGCAGATGTTAGATTATCTAAGAGCACAGTTACAGTAGCAGAAGCAACCGACGAGTCATTTGCTAAACAATTCCTTGAGTCAACAACTGGTATTGCGTTAGCGTAACGCCCATAATCATAGTGTATAAATACACTATGACTTACAAAATTAGGGCAGGCGCCCCATTTGATTTAGATAATTTATTCAACAGACCGGCTATAGATGCCGGTCCCATCGTTAATCTGTATCCAAATGCTATATTAAGTAATATTGATGGCGGAGATTTTGTGCAGGCTGTAACATTTACAGTAGACGGCGGATTCATCCCGGCAGCTGGAACTGCAACGTATGATCCAAGTAGGATATACGACGAAACTGACATAGTGCCTGATTAATATGACTACTCCAACAGGCAGCATTTTATTACGTCGAGGACCCACTACTGATCGAGTAGCGTTTGTACCACTTGATGGTGAAATAATATACGACAGCAATCAAAAGAAAATATTTATTGGTGACGGTTCTACCTACGGCGGGAATGCCGTGGGTACTGCACCTGGATCAATGTCAGACAGCTTTACAAACATTGTAGTAGCCGGACAATCTAATGTAGTAGCTGATTCAAGTACTGATACATTAACATTAGTAGCTAGTACTGGTATTGCTATAACTACTAACGCAACAACTGATACTATCACTATTGCAAGTACCGTAGTTGATACTAATACAACTTACGGAATTAGTGCAGAAACTGTCACAGGCGGTGCGCATCTAAGGTTAACTGGAAGTGACAGTTCAACTGATAATGTTAAACTTGCTAGTGGAACTGGAATTACAGTTAGTAGAACAAGTGCAGATGAAATAACAATCACAAATGCATCAACAGGTACAACATATAGTATTAGTTCAGAAACTGTTACAGGCGGCGCAAATTTACAATTAACTGGCAGCGATAGTTCAACTGATAATGTAAAAATTACAGGCGCCGGCACAGTTACAGTTACTCGTCCCGATGCTAACACCATTACAATTACAGGAAGTGCTCTTGGTGATATAGTGTTAGATGATCTAACTGATGTTTCTATAACAACACCAACAAATAATCAAGTTTTAAAATATAACGGCAGCTATTGGTATAACGGCACTGATGCAACAACCGGCGGCGGCCTGTCATCTAATAGCTTTGAAACTATTGTAGTAGCGGGACAATCTAGTGTAGTAGCCGATTCAAGTACTGATACATTAACATTAGTAGCCGGTGCAGGAATTAATATAACTACTAATTCAACCACTGACACTATTACTATTGCTAACACCGGGCAATCATCAATTGCTGCGGCTGAAACCGCAGCAGGAACTACACAAGGTACTGCTACTGTATTAACATCGATTGTAAACAATGTAACCACTGTCGCTGCGCTAACTGGAGTTAAACTTCCAACAGCTATTGCAGGAACACGTCTGCTTGTGTTTAATAATGGGTTGAACACTATGGCAGTATATCCTGCTAGCGGAGCAACTATTAATAGTTTGGCAGCTGATACAGCATTTTCGTTAGGTGTAAGTACACGATTAGAATTTGTTGCGGTATCAACTACACAATGGTATACAATGAATGCAACATATGCATAAAGGATTAACATGACAGGAATTGTTCGAGCTAATGCCGATGCGCATAATGGACATTCAGGATATAGAGTCCCGTTTCATAAAACATCTTATGCAAGTGGTAGTGGAAATGTTTTTGTAAATGGTGAACCAGCTGTAAGAAAAGGAGACTCGTTGGCGTGTGGGGATACCGCAGTCGGAGCCTCCTCTAACGTCTTTGTCAACAGTATACCAGTTCACCGACAAGGTGACTCGACTAGCGGACATGGCAATTGGGTTCCGAACGCAGCCGCCAGCGGTAGCTCTAATGTAATTGCCAATTAGTTTGACTATGTAACTTACATACTGTATAATAACAGTATGAATATATACTTAGACATGGACGATGTTGTTGCCGATTGGCATGGACAGGCACAACGAGTTCTTAAACTACGCTGGAACAAAAACGGTGACCGTATCCCACAGGAACAATGGGACCGAGTCAAAGACGACATGCGGTTTTATCGCAACTTGCCTTTAATGGAAGGCGCACACGAATTGGTATCAATGTGCCAACATTATATTAGTCGTAATCCCCAATTTCATCTACGTTTCCTTACAGCCGTACCACATGATTACTCAATGCCCCTAGCAGCAAGTGATAAAGTCATGTGGGCATTTGATCACTTCCCCGGAGTTCCGGTCACTATTGGACCATTCAGCCACGATAAATGGCGCCACTGTAAAACCAAAGGCGATATTCTAATCGATGATAGGCATAGTAACTGTAAAGAATGGGAAAGTGCGGGTGGTGTAGCACACATCTTTACTACTTGGGGAAACTGCAAACCATGGTTAGTATCAGTATTGCAAACGCCAACAGACGCTGTAGCTAATTAATATAACAATAAGGAGACTATTATGTCAGCAAACAAATATCAAGAATTTACAAAAATTGTCGAAGCAATGGAAACAGACTTTGAAAAATTTTACGACAAAGAAGTTAGTGCTGCCGGTACTCGTGTTCGTAAGGCTTGCCAAGAGTTAACCAAACTGTGCAAAGACACACGTAACGATGTTACCGCAATTAAAAACGCCCGTAAAGAACCAAAGTAAGTCAACTAAATACTAGTCTACGGCGTTATATAAGTATACCGGAGATTATTATGAAAAAGATTATTTTATCAATGCTACTGATAGTTGTAGCAGGAACAGCCAGTGCTCAGTGGCGTCATCATGGCCACGGTCCGACAGTTATATATAGAGACAGCAACTGGGCTGCTCCGTTAATCCTAGGCGGTATTGTTGGCGCCGTTATTGCAAATCAACAACAATCTGTCATTGTTCAACAGCCGCCAGTGTATGTACAACGACAAACTGTGTGTACAGAATGGAAAGAGATTCAATATCCCGATGGACAAGTCTATCGTGAAAGGACTTGTACACAATAATGGCTTACTCTGAAAAAGTTGTGGATCACTATGAAAATCCCAGGAATGTCGGATCTTTTGACAAGAGTGATACTGATATTGGTACTGGTATGGTCGGCGCACCTGCTTGCGGCGATGTAATGAAACTGCAAATTAAAGTAGAAGATGGAATTATTACCGATGCGAAATTTAAAACGTATGGCTGCGGGTCGGCGATTGCAAGCAGTTCTCTTATTACAGAATGGGTCAAAGGTAAAACACTTGACCAAGCAGGCAGCATTAAGAATAGTGAGATTGCAGAAGAACTTGCGTTACCTCCGGTCAAAATACATTGTAGCATATTGGCCGAGGATGCCATTAAAGCCGCAGTAGCTGACTACAGGTCTAAACATGATATCTATAACTGAAAAGGCCGCACTTAAAGTACAACAGGTTATTATTCGAAGAGGCAAGGGCCAGGGAATCCGCCTTGGTGTTAGAACCACAGGATGTAGTGGACTTGCTTATGTATTAGAGTATGTGGACACACCAACAGTCGACGACATATGTTACGATTGCAGAGATTGTAAAATATTTGTTGATCCAAAAAGTCGTGTGTATCTACAAGGATTAGAAATAGACTATGTGCGCAACGGTCTTAATGAAGGATTTGAATTTAATAATCCTAATTCCAAAGGCGAGTGCGGATGTGGTGAAAGTTTTAGAGTATGAAGAAAGTGTGGGATAGAAAAGCAACTCGAGATTGGATAGCTCAATTAGAGCATAGAATCGAAGACATCGAGTACTATCTGCGAAAGACTGTAGAATGGTGTGAAGCCAATGATGTATGCAGTGATCGCAGTGTATTTGCGTGTGTGGTAATGACAGCAGTTTGGGTCAGCCATATGCGTAATGAACCAATTTCCAAACAAGAGCTGTTTGAAATTTTGGGCGTCAAGGGCTGGGATAGCATTGATGATGCCGTTTATGAATTTAACCGTGATTACGAGACCTTCGAACACGAAGAACTACTGGAACTAGTTGCAAGCTCATTTTAATTGACAGTTGCCAGCTTAGGCAGTATAATTGTTATATGTTCTTAACTATTAGTCATAAACTATGAGTATGCATTTATGTGGCCCTGCTCTTACTACTACAGGTAAGAAAAAAGGTAAAAAGAAATTCGCATCTGCGGAACATAAACGAAAGGCGGAACAATTGGATCAAGAGTGGAAAGATCTTCAAAAACGCTGGGGCGTTGAAGCAGACAACAGAAAACGAGCTAAGGGATTAGCATCGCCAGTTTGGCAACCTGAAAAGATCGCATATAGAGGATCAAGTGAGCCAAAGATTCCAAGCCTAAATAGTGGGTTGGGAGTAGCAATCTTAGCACCAGCAAAAGTATATACTGGTACTAAGGTTAAAGGTATTGCCACTATGCATAAGAGTAATGCAGTACCAGTTTTTTCAGACGAAGAAGCTGTGGATATTAGTCGAATGCGTAGATAAGTATTTTTCATAAACACAAAGGAGAAAGAATGATTAAACTCATTAAAATCTTGCTTGTATTACTGGGCCTAGCATTAGTTGGCTGGATTGGATACAAAGCGGTCATGTATAAACTTGACCCGTCAAAGCAATTAGTAATGGCCAATACTGCTGTTACCGCAGAAGTACGTAACAAACAATTGGACTGTCTTGCTCGTAATATCTATTACGAAGCCGGAGGAGAACCATTTGAAGGTAAAGTAGCAGTTGCACAAGTTACTATCAATCGAGCAAACAGTGGGCAATTCCCAAGTGACATCTGTAAAGTAGTGTATCAAAAGAATGTAGTGTACGAAAAGGTGCTTTGTCAATTTAGTTGGTATTGCGAAAATACTAGTTTAGTAAAACCAAAAAATGCCAAAGTATTTCAAGAAAGTGAAATAGTAGCAAGACAAGTATTGCTAGAAAATTTTAGGCTACCAAGTCTAAAACACGCCCTGTATTTTCATGGTGCTCAAATTAATCCAAAGTGGGATAAAGAGCGAGTTGGTCAAATTGGAAATCACATTTTTTACAAATAAGGAAAAATTATGCAAATTAGTTTAAGAGAATTAGTTAATGTTAAAAAGATGATGGATAGCCTTCGCGAAAACATCGGACATCTTAGTGCAGAGACATTGGGATGGATTGGGGTCATTCTAGTACATTTGGCTACTATTCCAACTTTGGTTGCTGTGCTTACGGGTCTAACCGAAAAGTTACCTCCAGTGGACATTGTTGTCCTAATGTGGTTGGGCTTGTTCATGTTCTTTATTCGAAGTGTAATCGCCAAAGATCTATTGAACATTGTTACAATTGGATTTGGATTTTTTGTCCAAGCAATCTTGATGGCATTGATTATTTTTAAATAACCAAAAGACCTTGACATCAACACCCTCTGGTAGTATAATAGATACTACAGAGGGTTTTTACTTTAACACACACAGAAAGGCAAATATGAAAAACTTTGTAATTGGTACAATCTTCGGATTGATTTTGGCTACCGTTGGATTTAGCGGCATTGCTAGAATTATGGACAAAGGCATTGACACTGTCAAGACCCAAAGTCAGGAGATGGCAAAATGAAAAAGGCACTAACACTTATTCCTATTGTAATTGCACTTACCGCTTGCAGTGGGATGACTACTCTTAAAACAGAGAATCTCGAATCAAAGTCTGTACCTACATGGTATTTGGATTATGCTGATACAGGCAGTGAATCCACTAAATGGTACAAGCCATGGGATCAATCGGGCATGTACTATGCAGTTGCCGAAGATGTTAGCCCTTCAATGGAAATGTCCATGAAGAAAGCTACGCTCAAAGCCAAAGCAAAGATTGCAGATCGAGTTAACGGTGAAATGAACAACCGTACTACTATCAAGTATGATGAAGCAGGATCGCCTGATCGTCCAACTGGAACTGGATCTGCACAAGATGTAATCGTTAATTTGATTGCAGAATCGGTACTACGCACATATGGCGTTGAGAAGAAAATGGTTATCTACAATCCAGAGATGCATAACTATCGCTCGTTTGTCATGTTGAAGATTAGCAAGAAGGACGTTGACTCGCTTGCATCAACATATGACAGTAACAAGCAAGTTAAGTTGCAAGGTCGGGTTGGCGGCAAGTCTCTAGACGAAACTGCTAGTGAAGTTCTTAAACAATCAAGGCAATAACATGTTCAATCAAACTATTGATCGATTTACGCTGGAACAGCAAATTATGACTTGCTGGAGTGTAGTTGAAGATTTGCAAATGGTAGCTAACCGTGGCGAAGGCAAGTTAGAAAATTTCCAAGCATTGTCTCGTATCTACCAACTTAAATTTGAAACGCTGTTTGACACGTTTGAACAGTTAATTGCAGAAGGCAAGATTATATAATGAAATCCGTCATCGCACTATTATGCATATTAAGTCTCGGGGGATGTGGATCAACTACTCCCATTAAGACAAGTGAGCAGTTTTGTGATTTGAAAAGTAAGACTGTATCAGTTAAAGATAAAACTGGGCGAGTAGTCGATGAGGGATCTATCGATGTTATGGTATGTAATGATAACAAAGTAGATAGATTGTTTCACGCACAAAGCGGAATGGCTCGTGACTGCGGCGAATACAAGTATGTAATGAATCTTAATGGACGACCTGTGGAAAGGACTGGCTATGCGTGTCAAAAATATAATGGTACTTGGGAAGTTGTTCCTCATCCTAGCATGTACCAATAGTTACGCTCAATCATGGAGCGGGCCCATGAATCAAGATCGTGTTAAGAACGATGGGTTCCTGGCATTTGCCTACAACATGTCAATCTACTACGGATCACGATTAGGTAAGATGGATAATGCTTTGCACACACAAGCAGTATACCACGCAATTAATAATCTTGAAAATGGTGAGACCGTAGAATGGTTTAACGATCGCAGTGATAGTCAAGGTAAGGCACGTATTGTCTACACTATACCGGGCAGTGGAACAATTTGTAGACGCATACATAGTTGGGTGCGAGTGAATAGTCGTGCCAATAACTATGAAGACACTGCCTGTTATAATAACAACACAAATACATGGGTTTTTGTCGATAAATACTAGTCTATGAAAATTACATTAGCCGATAAATTTATCGCATACCTTGCCTTACTAAGTGGACTAACTATATCAGGCGTTGCCATTTGGTACTCGGTAGCAGGTCTAGTTAGCATATTTGCGGCCGCAGTAACACCTATTATTGTTATGGGTGTGGCCTTAGAAGTTAGTAAACTTATTGCCACAGTTTGGCTCAAAATTAATTGGGCTCGTTCTCCTATCTTTATTAGAACATACCTATTAGGTGCCATTTCCATTTTAATGATTATTACATCAATGGGTATCTTTGGTTTCCTAAGTAAGGCACATAGTGACCAAAGTTTAGTTTCCGGCGACGTTCAAAGTAAGATTGCGATATATGATGAAAAAATTAAAACAGCCAAAGAAAATATTGAAGCCAACCGCAAGCAACTTAAACAAATGGATGAGGCGGTTGACCAAGTCATGGGTCGCAGTCAAGATGAAAAAGGTGCCGACAAAGCGGTTTCAATACGCAAAGCTCAGTCTCGTGATCGCAGTGCGGTGGCCAAAGACATTGAAGCCAACCAGAAGCTTATTGCTACTCTTAATGACCAAGCCGCACCTATTCGAGCAGAAGTACGTAAAGTAGAAGCTGAAGTAGGCCCGATTAAATATATTGCGGCATTTATCTACGGCGACAATCCAGATGCTAACATATTAGAAAAAGCAGTCACTTGGGTAATAATTATTATTGTGTCAGTGTTCGATCCGCTGGCAGTTATTCTATTGTTGGCTAGCCAATACAGTTTCCAATGGTTTCGCAAAGCTGAAGAAGAGCAACAAGCAGAGGGTGACAGCCTGACTACGGAGAGAGGAAACAACATAGTTGTTGAACCTACTGTCACAGAAACGCCAGCATATGAGCCTGATGATGGCCCGTTGACTGACGATCAGATTACACAAATCAAAGATTCAGTTGCTGAACCAATTCCGTGCAATCTATGTGGTACTACATTAGCAGTTGTTCCGGGTATCGGATTATTCTGTCCAAATAAAGAATGTGGAGTTATTGAAGAGCCTGTAGAAGAAACTCAATTAGAATTAAATTTTAATACACCTATTACCTTTAACGAGCTTAGTCAAGCTGACATTGATAAACTAGATGCAGGTGAGCCATTAGACCAATGGAACAAAATGATCGAAGCTGCCGAGCAGGCAGTGGCCAAAGAAAAAACCCCAGAAGAAATATTAGATGAAGGATTATCTGAACCTAACAATTTAATATTTCCAGAAAATCCAGATCAAGGAGATCGTGTAGTAATGCTTATTGACCTTACTCCTCGGAATTTTATTTTTAACGGAAGTAGTTGGGTTAATGCAGACTTATCTGACCCAGGCGCAGTTAGTGCATTAGACGAATTAAAAAAAAAGAGCAGCTACATAATCAAAGACCACAATCAACAGATCAAGAAGACCAAAGAGTAACCTATGTTCAAAACAGTGAACAAACTTCAAACTCTTTATGGACACGTATTAAGCGTAATGACAACTAAGTAATAGATATGAGCGAAAATATGAATCTCGGAAAAATTAATCTAATAACACCTCCCGACAAGCTGTTTAACTTGAATTTTGGGTATCTGCTAATTAAGCCAAGCACAAAGGTTAAAATGCAGTTTCAACAACTGTTAAGCCAAAGTGACGACGATATTAATGTTTACATATACGACACTGATGAATCAAATATCGAATGGATGTTGAGTGTTAGCCAACAAGCTGATACTATCATTATTGATATTGACAACTGTGATGATATAACCAAGCAGTTTGTTAGTTTTTTACTAGCGCAACCAAATAGCCACTATTTGACTACTGATGAAATCACACCTTGGGGGTTGATCAGTCGCAATAGGATATATAACTTAGACTGGATATTAGAAGTTATTAACAAAGAAGAAGACGATAATGAATCAGAGGAATCAGATGAATAGAGTTACAGGTACAGCTATCATTTTAAAAGATGGCGAAGATATCAATCGGGCACTACGCCGATTTAAAAATAAAATTGAAGATTTGGGTACACTCAAAGTTCTTCAATCCAAAGAGTTTTATGAAAAACCAACTACTGAGCGTAAGCGTAAGAAGTCGGCTGCTAAGGCTCGTTGGCGAAAGCAGTTGGAAAAAGATGCATTACCCAAGAAAATGTATTGACCTTTTAAATTAAATCTGTTATAATATAAGTTCACTATGAAAGAGCTTATATGGCAAATACAGATTTGATGATCGACCTCGAAACACTTGCAACTACACCTGATGCGTCAATCTTAACAATTGGCGCAGTAAAATTTGATCCATTTGGAGATGATGTTAGAAATCCAAAATGTGAAAAATTTTATTGCAGGGTAGATCTTGACTCTTGTGATGCTTTAAACCTTGTAACTAATGATGCAACAGTAGAATGGTGGGCCAATCAAAGTAAAGAAGCACAGGACGAGGCATTCTCGGAGCAAGATCGAATCCCAATTACAGAAGCATTTAACCGCCTTTACAAATTTGCATGGGGCGCAAAGCGTGTATGGTCACATGGAGCAAGTTTTGACATTGTAATCTGTGAACACGTTTTTCATAAGATTGGTAAAGCAGTTCCGTGGCAATTCTGGGAAGCACGTTGCACACGTACACTGTTTGACATTGGCATCAATCCCAATCGTCCACCAGTATTAAAACATCACGCACTAGAAGATGCGTGGAATCAAGCAGTTGGTGTACAGAATGTTTTTAATACACTAAAAGCATCTACCACTAGTGCTGGACATTATATCCAACCATTTGCAAGAGAAAGATAATATGAATGATTTTGTAATTGCACTACTAATGGTGCTAATGTTTATTCAAGGTATTACAGTTGGATACATTCTATGGTCACCACTAACATCTTTCAAACAAGGACTTATTGATGGTCTATCATTAAAATTCCTTTGGAGAAAATAATGGACGAACAAACATACGAAGTTATGGCTATCCTACAAGAGGAAGCCGCAGAAGTTATCCAAGCTGTTAGCAAATGCTACAGGTTTGGACTGGACCATTACAAGCCCGGTAAATCTAAAACTAATCGTCAGCATTTAGAAGAAGAAATTGGCGATTTATTGGCCATGATTGATATTCTACAAAAAATGGACGAAGTTAGTTTCAACAATATTGAGGCTGCTAGATTAGCTAAAATCGACAAGCTAAAACAGTGGTCCACAATTGAAATAGTTCAGGAAATGTGAGATAAATAAATTCATACTAAAACGCCGTAAGGGTTTAGTATAGGACATGGTGTCCAACCAATCTTGCTTAATTAAGGAGAAAATATGAGCAAAGTCATCGGTATCGATTTAGGTACAACAAATTCATGCGTAGCCATTATTGAAAATGGTGTTGCAAAAATCATCGAAAATTCAGAAGGCGCACGTACTACACCTAGTATTGTTGCATACGCTAATGACGAAATACTAGTAGGCGCAAGTGCAAAGCGTCAATCAGTAACAAATCCCAAAAACACAATCTACGCAAGTAAGCGACTAATTGGACGTAAGTTTAAAGAAGAAGCAGTTCAAAAAGATATCGATCTTATGCCCTATGAAATTATGGAAGCTAAGAACGGTGATGCATGGGTCCGTGCTAACGATCAAGAATTAGCACCGCCACAAATTTCAGCAGAAGTTCTTCGCAAGATGAAAAAGACTGCTGAGGACTATTTAGGTGCTACAGTAACACAGGCTGTTATCACAGTACCAGCGTACTTTAATGACAGTCAACGTCAAGCAACTAAGGATGCTGGACAAATTGCTGGATTAGAAGTATTGCGTATTATTAACGAGCCCACTGCGGCAGCACTGGCATATGGTGTTGACAAAGCTGACAAGCGTGATCGTAAGATTGCAGTGTACGATTTAGGTGGTGGTACATTTGACGTATCTATTATTGAAATCGCAGATGTTGATGGTGACAAACAAATTGAAGTGTTGAGCACAAATGGCGATACATTCTTAGGTGGTGAAGACTTTGACCAACGTATTATGGATTACTTGGTTGACGAGTTTAAGAAAGAAAATGCAGTTGACCTTAAGAAAGACATGCTGGCGTTACAACGTTTGAAAGAAGCCGCAGAAAAAGCTAAGATTGAATTATCAAGTTCTGCTCAAACTTCAGTTAACTTACCATACATCACAGCTGACGCAACAGGCCCCAAGCACATGAATGTTTCTATTACTCGTGCTAAGTTAGAAAGCCTAGTCGAAGAGTTAATACAACGTTCAATTGAACCCTGTAAGACTGCGATGAAAGATGCAGGTGTTACGGGTGCGGATATTGATGAAGTTATCCTTGTTGGTGGTATGACTCGTATGCCCAAGGTGCAAGAAGTTGTTGAACAGTTGTTCGGCAAGGCCCCACGCCGCGATGTTAACCCAGATGAAGCAGTTGCCGCCGGCGCCGCAGTACAAGGATCAGTACTAGCAGGAGAACGCAGTGATGTGTTATTGTTAGATGTTACTCCATTAAGTCTTGGGATTGAAACAATGGGTGGTATTATGGCCAAGTTGATTCAGAAGAATACAACTATTCCAACTAAAGCTAGCCAAACATTTAGTACTGCCGATGATAATCAACCAGCTGTAACGATTAAGGCATTCCAGGGTGAACGTGAACTAGTGCAACACAATAAATTACTAGGCGAGTTTAACTTAGAAGGTATTGCACCAGCTCGTCGTGGCACTCCCCAGATTGAAGTTACGCTTGACATTGATGCTAATGGCATCATGCACGTATCTGCTAAAGATAAGAATACTGGCAAAGAAAACAAGATTACTATTAAGTCTGACTCAGGTCTAACCAAAGAAGAAATCGAACGTATGGTACAAGATGCTGAAGCTAATGCCGAATCAGATCAAAAGGCACGGGGATTGATTGAAGCACGTAATACAGCAGAAGCACAAATTCACAGTATTCGCAAGGATATGGAAGAAGTAACAGCTGAATTATTGCAAGAGGTTAAAGACAAAGTTGACGAAGCTATTAAGGCAGTTAACGATGCAGTAGTAGCCGAAGATAAAGATGCTATTATACAAAAGCTCAGTGACTTGAGTGTAGCAAGCCAACCAGTCATTGAGGCTAAGAACAAACGCGACGAGGCCAAAAAGAATGAGACTCCAGTAGACGCAGAGTTTACTGAAGTAATTTAACACACAGACACAATAAATACACAGTGGGGTGCTCGGGTGAGGCCCTGCTTATTTCTTGCTTAATAAAGGAGAACATTATGAACACAACATTAAGCCGCATTGATACTACCGCACTAGCTCAACTGAGTAGGGCACTTGTGGGATTTGACCGTATGTTTGATACTTACGAATCTAGATTCGCTAGTCAGACATCAAACTATCCTCCACACAATATTTTTAAGTATGACGAATACCACTACGCTATTGAAATGGCAGTGGCCGGATTTAAGAAGTCTGAAATCGCAGTAGAAGTTGAGAATGATCAACTGACCATCCGCGGCGAAATACAGTCTGCAACTGATCCTAGTCGTCAATATATACACAGAGGACTGAGCAGTCGAGATTTTGAAAGGCGCATTGGCCTTACTGAGCATATGATTGTTAAAGGTGCCGAAATTCAAGACGGTATATTAACAATTAATATTGAACTTGAACTTCCCGAGGAAAAGAAGCCAAGGGTAGTTGACATTGTAGAGATTAAGTAATATAATAAGGGGAAGGAAACTTCCCCTTAATACTATATGGAGAATACTATGAGCACAACAGACGTAAAACTTGATGAAAAGATCAAACAAAAAATTGAAGAACCGCATCGTTGGAAGGTTATTCTATTAAATGATGATCACACTCCAATAGACTTTGTAGTCGGTATATTAACAGAGATTTTTAAACATAGCCAAGAAACAGCCAAAGAAATCACAATTCAGATACATACTGAAGGTAGTGGAGTCGCCGGTGTATACAATTTTGAAATTGCTGAGGTAAAAGCAGTTGAAGCAACTAATTTAGCTCGAGGTAACGGATTTCCACTCCAGATTAAAATGGAAGAAGAATGAGCCTAAAAGAACTAACCCACGAAGCACACCGCAGTGCGGAAACACAGCCGTTTGTAAAAATTTTATTTTCAGGTAAAATTAATCCAAAACTATATGCTGCCTACTTAAAAAATCAGCACCCGTGTTACGAGATTTTAGAAGTGTGCGCAATGCCCCATGGGTTATTAGCAGGACTCCCTGACATGCGTAGAGCTCCATCAATATTAGCAGACTATTTAGAACTGCATAAAGAAGGCGACTTGGAACCGACAATTCTGCCGGCAACTGATCGGTATCTCAAATACATTCTAAGTATCAAAGATGATCCTAAGCGTTTAATGGCACACTTATATGTACGACATATGGGAGATCTTGCCGGCGGGCAAATGATTGCCAAACGTATTCCAGGATCTGGAAAAATGTATCAATTTGCTGATCCTGATACTCTTAAAACAGCAATCCGTGAACGGTTAGATGACAGCATGGCTGACGAGGCAAAGGTATGTTTTAAGTATGCCGAGGAAATGTTCAAAGATATGATGACACTAGTAGAGTATGTTGATGAGTAATGTTTGGGATACATTACAGGGTATTGCAACCTATTTTGAAATGGCTTTTGAGAGAACTGGAAATCCCGTTGAAGAACCGGGCATGGAACGATTTAATCAACCAGGATGGGTTAATCGTGTGTATACTAGTAATTTATATAGACGTGCCCACATTGATATTGTCGATGCTAGGGACTCAAAGGGATTATGGATGATGCACTGTTGCATCTTCCCCCACACTCACAACCCTGCCCCTATTTTTGGATTCGATGTAATAGCCGGTAAGAGTAAGATCACTGGCTGTTTCTACGATTACAGTGCCGCTGGCGACAACGAACATCCTATGCTTGAATGGTTTGCCGGGGAAGCTAATCGTTTAGATTGGAATAAAACACGCAAGCTACCCGATTGGGCTGAACGTATTTTTAGTCCAAGTATGATTGCAGCGGGCAATGTTAGCGATGAAAATGAATTGGCACAGATTTTTGCTATGGCTAAAAAGGGTGTAGATCACTATCTCAACGCCGTTGGTGAAACTAATAATACGGCATCAAGCACTAAAGATGCACAGAACTACTACTGTGAAAATCAAAAGCAAAACCCACATACACCCAAAGTTATGGTTAGTTTAGGGCTAAGTGAGGAAGATGTGCAGATTTTCATTCAGGATTGTTTGTTTCCCGAAATCCGCTAAATATTACACTATGAGAGCAAAAGAATTTTTAACTGAAGCAGCATTAGCACCTAAAACATTCTATGTACGAGATCGGTTACAGACTTTTATTAACCGGCTTAAAAAACCCGACGAAAAATTCTTAACAGTTGACGGGGACTCTATTTCACTTAGAGCTACCCTTGAAGAATTTAAGTATCTCATTAATTTGCTAAAAACTAACTATGATGCTCAGGGCACTGTTATTAGCAATAGTAGAATGCTTAATAAGATTGGCGGAGTGCCGTTATCACAGTTGATGAAGACTGCTGATTTTGGAGGAAAATCCGGAGTAGGTGCTAGTGGTGAAAAAGCAGGTAGTCCAAATATTGGACCTACTGTAGAGGCACTAAAGTCTATGGCTATGTTTGCTAAACTGGTAACCCGTGGCAAGCCAACTATTACAGCAGAAGATGTTCAAGATATTGGTGCTATCATGGCTCAACATGCTGTGGAAGTAAAAGAGAAAGGAAAAAATGTTGCTACTACTGAAAGCAAGTACAGCAGACAAGTGTATGATACTTCTAGACAAGTAAAAGACACTATTAAAATTGAAGTTAGATTAAGCAGTCCACCGTTTCAGCGAGCAATTAATGTAAGCCCTGCAGATAAAAAAGCATGGGGTTCATTACAAGGTATTGTTAATTATGTTAATAACGAAGGCGATATAGCAAAGTACAGTAGATTATTTGCAAATAACAATAAACGTGACCCGGTAAATATTGCAGTTGTTGGCATTTCTGGTGCTAAAGCTGACATACAAACAACGTACACTAAATCTGACGGCACTGTTAAAGAATTAAGTCATATGAGCATGAGCATTAAAGCTGGTAGTTCTATGTACGATCAAGCTAGTGCTATGAACGAAGATGGGATGACTAAATTCTATGAAATTTTAGGATTGAACCCTCTTGATGCTGCTGATGCAATGCGCCATGTTGGATATGTAGGTAAACGTAAAGGTGAAGAAGATTCGCCTGAAATATCAAAACAACGTATTGCCGCAGTTAGGCAAATATACGAAATAGCAGCAACTCAATTAGAAAGCCGTATTAAATCACTTAACGATCAAGGTGAAGCTGAATACATTCATGAATTCTTGGGCAAGTTAAAAAATAGTATCCAAGGTGACGGCAAACTTGTATATGTTAACTTTGACGCCAAAGGAACATATAATAAATTAAATCCGCAATTAATTTCGTCATTAGCCCGTAACATTGATTTAAATGTTGAACTCGACTCTGATTCTAAGGCAACTCCTTACCTATATCTAAAAGATAACATTAGCGGCAAGCCTATTATGCACGTACGGTTGGCTGTCTTAAAGTCAGGGCGTATGACTAATACTTTTGAGCTGGATTATTTGCTTGACATTGTTAGCGACTCAAAGAAGAAGGACAAAGAAAAAGACATTGCGTCTCAAGAATTGGGTGTAGCCGCAAATCCCGATGCGCAGCCGGCATCTGCCAAACCAATTAAATTAGGAACACCTAATGCAGCACCTGCCAAAGTTCCAACTAAAGCAAAAGCTACAGGAAATGCTCCACAAGTAGGCGATCAAATGGGCGCTGATCCCGAGTCTACAGAATACGGTCAAGTCTGATCAATTAAACAGCAAGTATAATTCCTCCTATTAGCAGATTAAATAATTTGCAACAGATAGGAGGAATTCTTATGAGTTGGTTCAAACACAAGCCTAGACCTAAAACACCCCCAAAGCAACGCCCACATCACTCTAGTCCGTTATCTGACCAGGTACTTAACAAGATTAAAGAGAAACAACGTGGCGTCCCCAAATCTAAGTAATGTAACATTATTGTAATAATGTGATAGTTTTATTTGTTTTCATAGTATAAATACTATTATGAAAAAACTATTAATAACCCTCTTGGTCTTGTTCTCGTCAGTTGTGTACGCACAATTACCCACTTCAACAATATCACTTCCGTCTGACATTGCTGCAATCAAGAAGAAAAACGTCTTGATCATTGCAATGACCAAAAAAGATGTACCTCCATTCTTCTCAGGTGAAGGCGACGACATTCGAGGACTTGACGTTGAAATTGCACGCCGCATTGGTGTAATTGTCGGAGTCCCTGTGCAGTTTAGACGAGATGCAGACAGTTTTGCCGAAGTTGTAGAACAGGTTCGTGACGGTCGTGCAGATCTTGCTGTGAGCAAACTGTCTGTAACTGGACCGCGTTTACAAGTTGTTAGATTTAGTGATCCCTACATCAAACTCAAACAAGCAATGATTATTAACCGTCTTTGGCTAAGTCAAAACTCACAAGGACGAGAAGTGTATGAAGTGATAAGAACGTTTAACGGAAAGATATCTTTTGTACGTAATTCAAGCTATGATACATTTGCCCGTGCCAATTTCCCCAAAGCTGTGTATACTCCCGAAGATAGTTGGGACACAATCATCAACAATGTAACCAGCGGTGCAATTGCAGCTGGATATAGAGATGAATTTGAAATTAAGAAAATTTCATTTGAAAAGCCTGAAGCAGCAATCACTACCAAAACAGTGACCATATCAGACAGCATAGACAACATTGCTGTGGCAGCAAATGTTAACGCAACACAACTACTCAGCATAGTTAACTATGTTATTAGAACTGAATACAACAACATTGACACTAAAAGGTTAATGGACCGATACAAGGCTGAGACAAAGACAGCAACACCTGTAAAGAAATAATTAGGAAACATCATGAGCTTTAATTTAAAATCATTTCTCTCTAGTCCCTGGACCATTTTAGGGTCAATCATAATTGGAGTGTTGGCAGGAGTATATGCACCTGCGGCCAGCATGAACTTTGAAAGTGTTGGAGGGATTTACATCAGCTTGCTTAAAGTGGTTGTGATACCTTTCTTGTTAGCTACTATTTTGGTTGGTGTTATCAGTCTACTGCAAAAAGAAGGCAGTGCCTCAATGATACGCAAAATTATTATTGGCTTTGTTGCCAGTATGTTCCTTGCGGCAGTTATTGGTGTTGGCACTGTTGCACTGACTGGCAGCGAAATGACTCCTGCAAAACAAGCACAACTTGGTGCAATTGTCAACGACAAAGAATCTGGCAGTGATCTTAATATCACGCTAAAAGAACCAATGCCTGTTACGCCGCACGTTGATCCAATGCAGATGGCGCAGAAGTTTATTCCAGAAAATATCTTTAACACACTGGCTGCTGGTGAAAGTTTGAAAATTGTTATCTTCTGTTTGATATTTGGTGTTGCTCTGGGCAATATCAAAAGTACAGGTCAAGAAATGCTGGTTGATGTATTAAAAAGTGTTCAGCAGGCCAGTATCAGTATTTTCAAGTTCTTAAACTACTTTCTACCGTTTGCATTGTTAGCAATGATCAGTAGTCAGGTTGGTAAAGTTGGTGTTGGCATTTTCTTGACCATGGTTGAATTTATCATGCAACAGGCTATCGGTGGATTACTGGTTATCATCGCCGGTACTATTGTTATTTGGCAACGTTCAGGGCTCAGCCTAATGACTGTTATTAAAGAAACTAAAGAAACGCTGATTGTTGCTGTTAGTTCACGTAGCAGTTTAGCCTGTATTCCATACGCACAAGAAGCACTGCACAAATTAAAATTTGATAGAAATGGTGTAGAGCTAACTGTGCCACTAAGTTTCACAGTTAACCGCATCGGAAGTATTGTTTATTACGCAATTGCCACAGTGTTTATTGCCAACATATACGGTGCACCTATGGGAGTAACTGGTTTGTTGGTTGTGTTATTTGGTAGTATCTTAGCTGGGTTAGCGTCAGCAGGTACAACAGGTATTCTCACAGTTGCCACTGTGGCAGTTGTTTGTGACTTGTTAAAACTTCCAAGCGAAGCTGTATTAGTATTGTTAATCGCTGTTGATCCACTAATGGATATGATTCGTACTGCAAGCCATGTACACGGGAATGTAGCAGTGACAGCATTCGTATGTGACAAGGAAGTAGACGATGGACAAACTGAAAGAGCTACTGCTTGAACTGTTAAAGTTCATAGGCGAAAGTCCGTTTAGACTGTTCACCGTTATCCTACTTTGCTTTTTGGGATTCGGAGGATGGATAGTCTACAGTGAAAAAGATGCCTTTATGGCAAGTTATCGTGCCCAACAGGCCATGCCAAAAATGAATGGCAAGTATGAAGAAGCGGTAAACTTTATATTAAAAAATACAGATGCTGAGTTAGTTGCAGTGTTTAACGTTAATACATTATTAAACACAAGAAAATTAGTATATCTAACTACACGTGGTGCTGGTCACGACAAGGCGCATGACGGAACCGATGTGGGATTACTCACCAAGAATCACAGCAACAATGAAGATGTAATTGGCCTAATGTCGGGTAAAATTCCATGTGGTCCATATCTAACACCACAAAGTTATATTGGATTCACTTATAAAGATGCAGGGGTAAAATACATGTGTCGTATAAGTGTTCCAGCTGAACCTGGATTATTCATTGGACAAATAAGTGTGGGATGGAAGGAACAACCGTCAGAAGTAGAGTTGGCACAGACTGTGTTAATTGTGGCATCAAGTTTACTGTTTGATAAAAAATGAGACTCCCTAGCGTGATAGCTGTTGGTATTCTAATAATCATCATATTGGTGTTATTATGATCAAGCGACTTGGTGTACTGGGTGGAATGGGGCCTGCTGCTAGTGCTGAGTTTATGGTACGTTTGATTGCTCAGACTCCTGCAAAAACTGATCAAGACCATATCCCCACAATACTATGGAGCGACAACACAGTTCCGGACCGTAGCACCAGTATGCGTAACGGTGACAACAAACCATTACCTTACCTGTTGCAGGGTATACAGGGATTAGTGTCGGCAGGTTGTAATCTAATTGTTATACCCTGCAACACTGCACATCTTTGGTTCAATGAAATGGAAAAACAAGCATCGTGGCATGCAAGAATTGTACACATTGTTGACAGTGTCGCAGATGCACTACGAGATGTAAACGTAGTCAATTCTAAAATTGGAGTCATGGGCACACAGGCAACCGTTGAGTTGGGGTTGTATCAGTATCGTTTAAACAAACTAGGATGGGATTGTATTGTGCCTAGTAAAGAAGAAATGGATACACTGGTACAACCAGCAATTGATTTAATCAAGGCTAATCAAATTGACGCTGCACACCCAATGTTAATGACTGTTATTCACAGTCTTATTGGCAGAGGAGCAACAGCAGTGGTACTGGGATGTACTGAAATACCACTGAGTGTGAGAGAAGACTCAGTACAGGATACACCAATAATAAATAGCATTGACAGTTTGGTCAAGAGTGCTATAAAACAATTCAAAAGGAATTAACATGAAACTAACATCGTTTATATTTGTCACAGCAGTGTTCGCATCAGCCTGTGCGTCAGCCTGGACACCCAGTGCAGCAGAAGTTGCATTAAGTGCAAAGGAAGATGCAAGAGAACTTGCATTGTTTAAGCTACTGACCAAGTAGTATGAAACCCACCATTGCACTGTTCTTACACCAGCCCATGTGTAGTACACAGTCAGGCAATGGCATCATGCAGTCACTAAGCACGGATTACAATTTTAAAATCTTCACCAAGCACGAGTTAGAAGACGGCTTTTTTGATGATGTCGACATGGTTGCATTTCCAGGTGGTTTTGGCAACTCGGACGCATACGATTACTTGCTGAGAAACAGTGCAGACCTAGTTAGAGAGTTTGTGCAAACAGGTGGCCGGTACCTTGGCATATGCATGGGTGCATATTGGGCCGGCAGCTATTACTTGAATCTATTAGATGATGTGGATGCTGTACAGTATTACAAACAGCCCACAGCAGACACTCGCAGGCCACACACCAAAGCTATTTCAGTATCATGGAACGGCAAACCTGACAAAATGTTCTTCAACGATGGATGTGCATTGGTAGGTGACACATCAAAGTTTGCCACAGTTGCTACCTATGCCAACGGAGATGCCATGGCCGTTATACAGGGCAGAATAGGGTTGATTGGATGCCATCCAGAAAGTCAAAAATTCTGGTATGACAGTTATAAACAAATGACAGGGCACTGGCATGAAAGGCGTCATAACACATTGCTGCTAGAGTTTGTCAACAAGTTAATGGAGCAACCATGACTGACAATGTTATTAAAACGCTACAAACAGAATTAGCGCAAGACTTAATTAAATTTGAACACACTGTTAATAACGATACATTAAGTGAAGAAGATTTAAAATTAATCAGTGAAACGTACCAGACAGTATACCAAACATTACACGAAATAAACAATCTGTGATATAACATAGTTTAATTTTTCAGCATCCTGGTCTAAATATATGTAGACTTACCGGGAGCGAACACCATGCGTCTTAAAATTTTATTGCCAGCGTTGATGTTGGTACTATCAAGCACCACTGTCTTATCACAGACATTAATCAATCAGGGTACCTACGACTCAAAAAGCCTGGTTGACACTAATAGTACCACTACCAGCACAAGTACTATTAACACCAACAATGTTAATAGTGGCACTGTGACTACTAACAACAATACTGCATTAAGTGGCGGTACAACCAACACTAACAACAACATTAATGTTAATAGTGGCACACTGACCAACAACAATAACAATAATAATGTTATGAGCGGGTCTGTGACCTATACAAATAACAATAACAACAACAACGTTAATAGTGGTACACAGACATTTAATAATAACAATGTCAACACAGGTACAATGACTAATAACAACAACAATGTCAATACCAGCACAAGTGCAAGTACAAGCACTAATGTTAATCAAAATAACAATGTCAATACTGGTACAATGACTTACAATAATAACAATGTTAGTACCAGTACGAACAACAACAATAATGTTAATACTAGTACCAGTGATAACACCAATAGAAATATCAACACAGGTGATATGACCAATCGTAATATCAACACCAGTACAAGTACCAGTGCTAATACCAACAATAACATTAATACTGGTGATATGACTAACCGTAATATTAACAATAGTACATCTACATCTAACAATACTAATAATAATATCAACAGTGGTACAATGACTAACATTAACCAAAATGTGCAAAGTGGTAGTATGACCAACAACAATAACAATACAAACACTAGTACAAGCAACAACGTTAATCAGAACGCCAATATTAATCAAAACGTCAACAGTGGTGATATGACTAACCGTAATATCAACACCACTGAGATTACTCAACGTGTTATTCAACCTCCTCCTACAGCAGTTGCTCCAGCAATGATGAGTGGTGGTAATACTGACTTATGTAGCACAGGCACAAGTGGAAGTGTACAAACACAAATCTTTGGTGTAAGCGGTGGCGGCACAGTTCGTGATATGAATTGTGAACGATTGAAACTATCTAAAACTTTATATGATATGGGTATGAAAGTGGCCGCAGTTGCTACCATGTGTCAAGACCGTCGTGTGTTTGATGCCATGTTGGCCGCCGGAACTCCTTGCCCTTATGACGGCAAGATTGGTCTACAAGCTAAAGCTGAGTGGGAAGCTAACTTGGATAAAATACCAAAACCTGACGAGGATAAAATAGATGACACTTATAAGAAAGTGGGCTTCGGTGCTCTGCTTGGTGCTCTTGTGTTCAAACTATTCTAATAGTCAAACAACTGACTCCGTTACCGGTAATTTAACAAACTTTACCGGTAGTCCCACGGATACAACAAGTGTCTGGAATAATGCAGGCAGTGTAGGACAGCAGTTGACCTGCTGGCGGGGTGGCGATCCTGGATACTGTGGACCTGGACCTAGAGTAAGTGCATGGGGTGCTGGAAGTAATGTTATCAATT